GTAAATCATTCGCTAATCAGACTGCTATTAATAATCATTTAAGAATCAAGTGGGATGATTCGGGTAACCCATCCAGCGGTGAAGCTCTTAGATTGATGGAAATTGAGAACCTAGAAGCACGTATATCAGATATACCTACATGGCGAGAATGGGAGAAAGACAGATATGAGATAGATCGTTCAGTTATTAGAACGCATACAGGTAAAGACTTAGGCGAACGATATGCAGTAGATTTTGCAGAGATAGAATTTCCTAAAAGCCCACAAGAAGAACGAGCTGAACTCGATTGGAAACTTGAAAAAGGTCTTATTAGTCGAGAAGATTTATTCAGACATTTCAATCCAGATATATCAGACGAAGATTTAAAAGCCAAACTTGGCGAAGTAGACGAAGCAAAGAAAGCGGAATCGGAAGCAGTGAAACCACAATCTCCATTATTACAAGCATTAAGGAAACCTGTTGGCTGATTTTAAAGACATAGCAAGTAAAGGATTCGCAGATTCAATTAAGAAAATGCAAGAACTGCTTGTAAGCAATATAATGGATTTACGTAAGCAAGGAATGGCGAGAGAAGAAATACTCTTAGTATTGCAGGCTCTAGATATGGAAGATTTGATTCTTAATCAGTTAGGATTCCAAGCAGATATAGACGAACTGATGTCAGTATATGAGAAAGCCTTAACTGGCATGGAAATGACAGGCACAGTAACGAATGAAGTTTTGACATCCTTATTAGAGATGGATCGTTCGACATTCATGCGTGAAGCAGGTATGATGGGGGAGAATATTCGCAAGCAAGTAGCACGCGGAGTTATTAGTGGTGCTACTGAAAGAGAGATAGCAGAAGGCATCTTTAATGGTGCGGGTGGTGTATTAAGGTCAGACCAAGCGGAGACATTAGCTAATACAGGCTTGAATACTTTTGAGCGTAACGTAACAGCAGAGATGTCGAACTTCGACCCAGTAGATGCAACGTATGTATACCAGGGTGTAGTAGATGATAAGACCAGAGATATTTGCTTAGATATGGTTAGTGCAGGAGCAATGACTCGTGAAGATATAGATTCACAATATCCGGGTGCTTTTGGTGATGGTGGTGGATTTAATTGCAGACATAGATGGGCAAGAGAGACAACATCAAGTAAGAAATTATCTAATGAGAAGGGTGCTAAGTCAGTCATACAAGACAAGCAAGATAAAGGTAAATGGAGAACACCACAAACATATCAACAACAGGTAGAATCTCGTGGCTAAGTCGTTAGAAACAATACCACAGATGAATCCGATGTTTTGGAAGAAATTAGGCGATGAGATTGCTGATAAGATTAGAGTGCATACTACCAAAAATTCAAAAGACGTAGATGGTAAGCCATTTAAGAAGTATTCCGATGGATACGTCAAAGCGAACCTTAGGAGAGGAAAGACTAACGGAACAAAGGTGGATTTAGAACTATCTGGTGATATGATGCGAAACTTACAGGTGCGTACTGCAACACCCTATGGAGTCACAATAGGTTGGAGTGGGACAAATGCAGAGAAGGTTCAATGGAATGCTGATATGGGAAGAACAGTAACTACTGATAGTAAGCCTTTATCGGATAAGGTCTGGAAGCACGCAGAGAAAGAATTAAGTAAACAGATAAACAAGAACTTAAAAGCGGTGGCAGAAACGACCACCATTACAATAGGGTAAGGAGACAGTATGTCTGAAGAACAAGTACAAGAAGTACAAGAGGTGGCTACAAGCCAGAACGCACCAAGTAATCCCGAACTTGGCGATGCTATTGCCGAAAGCAAGAAGTATAGAACAAGGGCACAGAAGGTAGAAGCCGAACTTGCTAACTTACAGAAGCAAGTAGAAGACAATCGAACAAAGCAAATGGAAGAACAAGATCAATGGAAGGTTTTAGCTGAAGAACGCAAGGCAACTATTGATAATTTGACTCCGATTGTAGATCGTTATAAGGCTGACGAATCCAAATATATGGATGAACTACTTTCAGATTTCTCAGAAGAAGATAGAGAAACATTTAAGGAATTACCTGTTAATCAATTAAGGGTAGTTCATAAAAAACTAATTTCAAAACCAAATGTCCCAAATGTTGATTCAACTCCAGCTGGTGCATATCAAGGGTACGACACCTTGGTTGATGCAGCTAAAGATGTATCGCAAGGGAAACTCGACAAAAAGTCTTATGCAAAAATCAAAGAAGCCTTTACATCTCGAATCAATCGAGCATAATCCGACTAAAGGAATTGACACAGGAAGCGTTAAATCTGCCATGACTAAAGATGGTGAGCATATATACGTTTCTAATGGTGAAGAGATTCCATATGAAGATGGCTTTAGAGTATGCGTAGGTCAAGAACGAGTACCTGGCGAAATAAGATCAACATTCTCTCACATATCGCAGGAGAGATGGGATTCCATTTTTAAAGGAAAATAATTATGGCAACAGGAGACAGTGGGAATTTTGCTGGATTACTTGAAGTAATAGAATCCGAAGCACTGATCAAATTCTCAGAAGCAAACGTAACACTTCCGCTAATATCGGTTAAAGGCGAACCGAAAGCGGATTCAATCACATTTATCGCCTATAACGCAGGCTCTAACACACTAACTAGTGCAGACGTAGTAGCTACAGCAGAAGGTACAGTAACACCTTCAACTGCTCTAGATACAGAGAAGAAGACAGCTACTTTGGATATGTATTCAGTCATGGTTCCAATCTATGATGAAGCAATGTTATCTAATGCAGATGATGTCGCTTCTAATGTAGGTGCATTAGTTGGTAATTCATTAGCAGCTAAAGTTGACGCATTAGTCAATGCTGAATATGATAATTTCTCAACTGGTGTTGGTGATGGCTCTGCTGCACTCACAGTTGATAATCTGTTTTCAGCTCTCAAGAGTTTGAAGGCTGCATCAGCAATGGGTGAACCACAAGCAGTATTAGCTCCAGCACAAATCTGGGGAACATATGGTGTCCATAACGACTTAGTAACTGCGGCTCAATTCGCAGGGGCTGGTGTCCAGGATGAAGGTGCGAGAAACGGATTCGTGCAGAAGATCGCAGGAATTGGTATTCACTCTTCACCTGAATTTACTGAAGCATCAAGTGCAACTAAAGGTGGTGTATTTACCAAGGGTGCATTAGGATTCGGTTACGCAGGACAACTTTTCAAAACTGAAGCGTATCGTGAAGGCACATATCTTCGTGATAACATTATCGGTTCTGGATTCTGGGATGTAGTAGAGATTATTGACGCATGGGGCGTTGAAATCCACACTAAAACTTCCTAAACCAATCACATGGGGGGAGTGTAATGCTCCCCCTATAAACAAGGCTCAAATATGTCAGATAGCATAAACACAAAAGCAAAAGAATTTTATGATAATGATGAAAGTGGAGGCTCACTTAATTCTAATTTGAAGCAATTTTTAATCGATCAAAAGGTTGATGGCACTTCACTCAATACAATGTGGCGAAATTACGCCAATAATAATGGTGGAGCTTCGCTGAATACTCGTTTGGGTAAGTTATGGGGAACAAGTGGGTCGCTTATATCTCGCTGGCACAAGCATCTTGGTGCGACATGGGATGATTTAAAACTATTTTTTGATTTTAGGAATATCCGGGAAGAAATCTCCCACGCATCCGCAGGCTCAACTTCGTTTGATGGGACTAATGATTATATATCCATAGCAGATGCAGACAATTTATCATTCGGTGATGGCTCTACTGATTCAGCCTTCAGTATATCTGCTTGGGTTAAGATGAATGATGCAACAAATTTCCAAATTATATCAAAGGGCATTTATGATTCAACGGCAGAATATAAACTATTTGTTAATGCGTCAAATCATTTGAAATTACAATGTTTCGATGAGTCAGTATCAGCGTGTTATATAGGTAGGAGATATAATACCGATATATCATCTACTATTGAAGGTGTATGGACTCATATTGTAGCGACTTATGATGGAAATGGAATATCATCGGGCATTAAAATATACCTTAATAATGCAAGGATTGATGATACTAATGACCAGAACGATGAAGGCTCTTATGTAGCGATGGAGAATCTTGCTACTGATGTCCATATTGGTAGATATGACTCTTCTTATTCAGACGGCTCAATAGCCAACGTAGGAATATGGAGTCGTGCCTTATCCGCTTCAGAA